GGGGCGAAAGCCCCTCACACCTCTATTTTATCAAATGAAAAGAGGAAAAGCAATGGTTAGTGCAATAGCTATTTTTATAATTGTAGTCAATGTATATATTTATCTAAAAAATAAAAAGGACAAATAAGTATGAGAAAAATTATTCAAGAATTATTAGACAGCCCGATGTCTACATCTGCTATTTCGCAAGGCGCTGGAGTTCCTTGGACTACTGTTTCTGACCTCAGAAAAGGAAAAACAAGCATGGACAAAATGGCGCTTCTAACGGCAGAAAAGCTCTATGAATTTGCTACAGCTGATAAGCAGTGATTTCGGTCACTGCTTTTATTATTGCAAACAAAAAAACCGCAAGCCTGAGCCTGCGGTTGGTGTAATCTAATTTGAAAGTCCTTTCTGTTTTTATTTTTATTCTTTTGGTTTATCAACTACTGTGATAAGACCATCTGGTTCGGTTTTGAATTCAGGATCCGTGTGTAGTTCACCGTTCGCCTTCAAATAGTACCAGCCATCGCCCGATTTGATGAATTGTTTAGATAGCATATAACCATCTTTCTCTTCCATAAAATACCAGGTTTCACGATATTTCACCCATCCAGTGGCCATACGCCCGTCTGATTTGAAGAAATACCATCGATGGTTGAGGAACATCCATCCTGTGACCATTGCGCCACGTTTATCAAGGTAGAACCAATCGTTCCCATCGTTGAACCAACGATTGATTAAGCAATAACCACGATCATCAAAGTAGAACCATTCGTTGTTGATTTGCTTCCATGAGTTCGTAGGATAAGAACCATCTGACTCTTCCCACCACCATCCTGTGCCGTTGCGTTTCCAGCCAGCTTCAGATAGGCCACCTTCGATATCCTTTTTAAGCTGCTCACGGCTGATGCCCCACTTGGCCAAATAAGGATAAGGGTCAACGTGGTCGCTCATATTTCGTGGCTGGTTGTATGTGCAATACTGATGTGTCTTGATTCCTGCAAGGCTATCAGAGTCAAGAGTTTTAGGAATTCCTGCTTCATCAGCAAGGCTGCGCAAAAGCTCAACATAGAGCTTGTAATCGCGCATGAATTCTTCTTTGGTTGCATGGCTCTCAATCAATTCTACTTGTCCGTAGCCTTCAACGTTCCAGCCACCACCAACATCCCATGCTCCACGATCAGTGTACCAGGTTTGCATCACACGGCCGTTACCAACGACGTGTGAGAAGAAACCAGAATCAGCTGGTCTACGCATGTGATAATCTGCTTCATTTTGAGCAGTGGATCGTGAATTTCCAGTCGAGTGAGCATGAATTTGACGGTAAGGTTGCTCTCCGACTTGTGGCAAATCAGTTCTTAGTCTACTTGTATCAATATCCATTATTGTTCTCCTTCGTTCTTGTCGTTTTTGTCACCAGATAAACGCTCAAATGCCTTGATAATAGGCTGAAAAATTGTCACATTACCTTTTAACTTACGGTAATTTTCGATGAGTGATTGGAAAGTAAAAAGTAAATATCCGAGATAGATTGAATACAAGAATGCGAAGCCTGTTTTCTCAGGTAGCAAGACAGACATAGGAATCAATACCATCAACAAGAGGACCCCTAGAATCTTTCGAATCAGGCCGTTAATGCCAATCTTACTCTTGTATTCAATTTCTGGATTTGCAATTGCTGCAAACGTACCCGATGCAAAATCTACGATCTCTAAGATCACGATTAAGCCTAGCGCATACAATACCAAACCATCTTCTGTTTGGATCAAACTTCTAAAAAAGTTAAACAATTCAAATTTCATCTATTTCTCCTACTCTTTACCTTCAAATTTCCAAGCAACACCCGTTCCGTTTTGTTCCAAAGTACCATTTGTCACAAATGCGCTGACTGGCTCGCCGTTATATGTAAATTCTTTATTAAGTTGCACCAGGATGCGCTTGCCTTCGCCATTGACCTCTACGTGCTCAGGGTCTTCAATGGTAATCAGGTCATGTGGTAGGTAGGTCTTCCCGACTTCAGCTAGTGGAATCAGCTCAACCAATTCTTTATAAGTCGTGCCGTACTCGATATTCTTGCTCATGACAGAATTCAAGACAAGAACATGAATGACCTTCTGATTCACCTTCGAATTCTCTTCGGTCTGCTTAATGAGAGCTGCAAGCTTGTTCTGTTCACTCTCGTTTTGCGCAATCTTCTGATTGGCCTGTTCAAGCTGCGCCTGTGTTTTGACAATGGCACTGCCTGGATCTAGCTCGGCTTTTAGGATATCCAGAACATCTTGAATCAAAACATCTTCTGGTTCGTTTGTACGGTCTCCAGGGAACGATCGTGAGTTAGTGCTGTAGCGATTTCCTTCTGATAATTGAATTTCTACCACGGTCTCAACAGTAGAACCAGAAATTCTTAAGTACGGTTTTGTTGATAGATTATACCCATTGATTGCCATGTCTATTCTCCTTCTGCTGGTTTAGTTTGTTCATCAAGCAGAGCTTCCAGCTCATCCACTCGTGCTTGAAGTCTTTGATTTTCAGCCAATTGTTCTTCCAGCTTAATGCTCAAGAGATTATTTGCAACCATTGTACCGTTTGATGTATCGGATAAGTCGTTGATTGTCATCCGAAGTGCGCGGTTAAGCTGTTCTGTATTCATTTTCTAAGTTCTCCAATCTGTGTGTAAGTTTTTGATTTTCAAGAGCGAGCTCCTGAATAGCTTTAAGTGCGATGTTTGTTAGTCTGAGGTTGTCAAGGTTCAGTGTGTCTCCATTCTCGTAAACAAGCGTAGGATCCACCTCTTGAACCTCTTGGGCAATCAAACCAATCTTAGTGTGTGCTTGTCGTGGTCTATCCTCTTGTTTTTTCCAATCGTATTCCTTAAATTTTAATCGATGGATATAATCAAGAGCCTTATGTTTACAATCAACGATATTTTCTTTCAGACGTCTGTCTGAGAAGTGCTGATTGACAACTGACCATAGGCTATATGCTGTACTATTGTAACTATAGTAGATGTCATTACCTGAACCACCGAAGCTCAAAGATACATTGTCAGAATTCCATAGTCCAATAGTACCTGTTATTTTACCGTTAACGCTTCCTTTCCCTGTCTTGAGCCAACCGATTCCCTTTGCATTGATGTAACCTTGTACAGTCATAAGGAACTCATCTGTATCTGTTGCAGTATTTCCAATTGTGAAATCCGAATCTCTGTAGAGGAAAAGCCCGTAAGGGACATTTCCCCCACGGCCATAGGAACCGATAAATTGAACCCCTAATCCATCTTTGGAATTAATTGTTCGTGGTACATTAATCTGTAAACCGCCGTCAAGAGCATCAAAAGAACCATAAGAGCCTAGTTGGATTTTAGTGTGACCTGTCAATGTTCCACCATAGATGCTTGCCCCTCTAATGGTTCCACCGTAAATCCTATCACCGCTCAAAATACCTGACCGAACCTGGCTTGCATCGATCGCAACACTCTGAACGCGGTTGATGAAGGCTTGCTTGGCAAATAGCTGACTCAAGTAAGCTTCATTTGCGACCAGCTTATTAAAGAAAGCCTGGTCTACCTTCAATTTTTCAGCTGTGACCGCTTCAGCATCTAAAACGACTGTGGTCACTGAACCAGCTTCAAAATTAGCTGTCTTCAGCTTATCAACCATAGCTGACTTGATAACAGCATTATCAATTAAGGTTTCGCCTGTGATGTGAGTAGCCTTACCAGTGATACGGTTTCGACCATTTGAACCAAGGTTGATTCCAGATATGATATCTCCAGCTGAGTTGATATTCTGAACAGCCCACGAACCAGCCAGTTGACTTTGAACCGTGCGAATCGCTTCGTCTGTGTCTTTAGGAGCTTCTTTGTAGTCCGTCGCGACAGAACCTCTTTCGAGTTGAACATCTGTCACATAGAGATTGATGGTCTTCCCTTTTTCTCCGTAAAGCATCAAGTTCAGATTCTCGACATCGTCCGATAAAGTAAACGTAAATGTGAAACGCTTGTACTTCGATGTTATTTGTGGACTTGGGATACTTTGCCACTCTTGTCCAATAATGTTTTTATTTTTGATGTAGTGCAAAGCGACTTTCAAGCCACTGTTACTATCACCACCATCTTTTGAAACAAGAAGAGACACACTCACTTTCTCACCTCGAACACCATCAAATGCAAAAGATTGCTGAATTCCAAAAAAATTAGCAACATCTTGAGATTCGTGATAGAAGTGTAGTCCTGGACGATTTCGATTATTGGGATTCTTTGAATGCTGGTAGTTGAAATTCAAACCAAAATCAACAGATTGGTATTCAAGCCAGTTTTTCGAACCGTTCTTAAATTGACCATTCCTGATATAATTTCGGCCACCTTTTGCAGCCTTCGCCACCTCAACCTGGAACAGCTGGTTAGTCAGAGCCATACGAGCTACCTTATCCGTAATCCCATTTTCAGTATTGCCTAAAATTCGCTCATAGAGCTGACTAGTCTCTCTGACTCTCTGGAAGTCTGTCTGATTAGCCTTGCCAGAAATCATTGAGGTGATGTCTGCGAATCGTCCGTCTACTGCTGTTTTGTATTTGGCAATCTGAGTAGCAATCGAGCCATTTTGTGGGTTGGTAATAGCTTCAAGCCTACGCTCAATGCCTCTTACATCCTCCTGATAAGCCGATTTACCAACGTAGTCCCTTGTGACTAGCTCACGGACAGAAGTCGCTTGCTTAGCGCTCTCTTCTCGAGTGTATCTTCTCAAGGCTTCCTGTCTCTGGCTGTCTTGGCCGACATAGTTTTCGACAGTTGACAGCTTAGCAGATAGGCCATCGGCGGTTTTCTGAAATTCAGACTTGGCGACGACAAGATCCGTCTTGCCATCTTCAGGAGCAGGACCTGCATCTATACGAGTAGAGCTCCTAGTCAATTCAACCTTGCGAAACGCTACATGACCAATCTCGTTATAACCAAGAATAATTCGCCAAAAATCAAAATTATCAGGCTTTGTCAGCGCTGGGATAGTGACTTGATAAGTCTGCCAGCTGGACGTGAGATTGAAATTGCCATACATGATTTCAGGATTGCCAGGCGCTGTCCGATTAGCCCTTAAGGATACCCAGACATTTGGAGAACCAGAGTAGCAAATTCCTTGAAATGAGAGAGTATAAGTCTCGCCAACCTCCAAATCAAGAAGAGCTGTCGAACTCTTCCGCGAAGATTGACTCCCCTCTCTTGAGTGGATTTGCATCTGTTTCCAAGTGTTAGTCGTGCCTTTGACGTTGTATTCGCCGTTGATGATTTTCCAGTCAACAGGACTACTATCTCCTTGAGAGTATATCCAGAGACCTCTTGAAAAGTCGTAGTCTTCAGCGTAATTCCGCCCCCCGACCTTCATTTTAGCGAAGGTCTGCGTAAGGCCATCAATGCTTTGTTTAACCTCTGATTTGGTCGCAAATCCGTCCATCTGGCCAGTCATGCGACTAAGGGCCTCTGTGGTCGTTCTACGATATTCTGAAGCTTGATTGACCTCACTGTTGACCGTCAGTTTCAAGGCATCTATGGCGCCTGATAGAGCCGATTGAGTGCTGAAGGTTTGTCTCCTAAACTCCTCAAGCTTTGCAACAGAATCCAGACCAATCTGCTTTGCTTCCTGAGCGAGTAGACTGCTAGCCCCTGCATTTCGCAAGGCTTCTTCAGCCCTGCGCTTGGCTTCTTGTAATGGGCCGTTGTTAAAACTGCTAAAGCGCTGGTCGATAGTATCAGAGAGTTCTCTCTTGACTTCTTCGGTTCTTGCTCTGGCAAGTTCAATACCGTCAGAAATTTCCTGTCTAAGCAATCTAGCCTTATGATCAAAGTCTAAGTCAGCATTTTGAAGAGCTTTTTCAAGGGCAATTTCTTGAGCTGATTCTGTCACTCCAAGAATTGTATCGGCTGCGCTAGATAGCCCACCAGAAGCTCTAGAACCACCAACCCCTGCCTTGTCATCGAAAGTAAGAGAGATGTATTCTTCCTTCAAAGCGTCGAACTCGTAAGCAATAGCTTTCTTGAATGAATCGACATTGTGTTTCCAACTCTTGAGATTGACCGTATCACCCATGTGAACAACTTGACCATCAAGTTCATAGGCTTCAATCTTGATAGCATCAGAGACCTTGTCAATGCCCTCATTTGAGAACTTAGACTGTGCCCACTTCTGCAACTCTTCAACAGTTTTAGCATTGTTGTTCTCATACTCTTTTTCATTGATATAAGGGTATGAGTTGATAAGAGGACTATCAACAGTCACTCTGATAGTCGTTTCTTTTTCAGCGCCCTCAGTTTTAAAAGTTGACTTAGCATGGATTCTTGTGACAACATTCTGACTGTTCCTTGTACGTTGGTAATCTTTCAGATTCTTATGCGTTGTAATAACAACACCAAGATTCTCCCCACGATTCTTCTTGACAGTCATCGCAAAGTTATCACGAACCAGCTCGCCTTCCCATGTACCAACAATGCTGTGCTTACCGTCCAGCAATACAGAGTACAGAGTTTCTGTTTCAGTCGTGTTGAAGGTCCTACGATCCTGGATATCGCTATTGAAAGAAAAATCTCCCAAAGCAGTTTTTGTGTTTTGAACCATGCGAGAAAGAGCCATGCCACAACTCTGACTAGTCACGCTTATTGGCGTGATAGAACGTTGCATCACATCGTCTGAAATGTGATAGGCTGTGATTTCCAGATGATCATTGTGTTCAACAGGTTTCTTAATGCGAAATAGCTGTGCACCAAGGACAGGAGTCGGCGCTTTTATCAACATATCTTCTTGGATGAGCTGATAAATACCAGAGTCAGAAATAGGATATTTCACAGTTAAGGTGAAATCGCCATTCATGATCTCTTTAACAATCGCCGAAGTCGCTTCATGAAGTGGCTCCCCGTTCCACCGAACGGTTCTCACATCTTTATCAAGTAAATAAAGCAATTATGCCCACCCCCAAACTGTTTCGATTTCAAGCGATTGAATACCTTGACCTAGAACAACCCCAACATTCTTCACTTTCGCTGGATCAACTGTGATAAAATCCCCCGACCATTTCACTGGCTTCCCTGTTGTCGTTTTGAAGCTAGGATTGTCAGGATTATTGACCATCACAAGCGATTCTGAGAGCTTTTCAAGACGAATGACCTGACCAGCGATTGTAAACGAAGTCTCAGTAGCGCTCTGACCAACGATTGTGATTTTAGGAAAGGCAAGAGCAGAACCTTGAACGGTCAAGGTTCCACTTCTTATCAATCTCTGTGTGTCAGTGGTTTTGAAGTATTTGGTAGGGTGACAAGTGAATTTCACATCTACCGTCCATGCACCAAAATCATCTTTAATAATTTTGAAACCATCCACTTTATAGCACCAATATTTCACGCTTGGCTCTTGTTCATTCTCCAACCAAAATTTTTCACGATTTAACAGAGAAGAGAAGCGGTATAAGTCTTCATCTGTTGGGTTAATCAAGCTGATGTGGTAGCTTTTTTCAATCAACCCACGATGCCTATTTGATTGAACAATTGCACCACTGACCCCATCATGTTCTAAAAGACTAGTTTTTGAGGAGGATACGATGACTTGTGGTCGTGTTTCAACCAGAATCTCACATTTAAATGATGATGTTTTCACTCCGTCAATGGTTAACTCATTAATTTTTGTCATGCGAAACCTCCTCTCAAATTAGTTTTTCTTTGTAGTTCTTCAGCAATACGTGTTCCGACTGCATCAGCTAGTCTATTCAAATCCGCTTCTTCTCTGATGGTCACTCCTGAGAAGTTGACATTGATGCTATTTGATGTATTCATCGTATTAGCAATACTTTGACCAATAGCTCCCAAGGTTGATTTATTCAACGGCAAGATAGCTTCAGCACCAGCTTCACCACCAACCATCGCACGATTACCATTCATGCCGAACAGTGTCGGTTTGGTCATGATACCACCCTTCGCATACCACTCAATACCGATGCTTGGGACGCCCTGACTTAACCAATCCAATGGATTAGCTGAACCACTTACATAAAAGTGGGGTAATGGAATGTGTGGCCAACTGATATTGAAATTAAATAGATTCTTAATAGCTTGAATAGCGTTAGATACTGCATTTTTAGCACCATCAATAGCATTTGAAATAGTTGATTTGATAGAGTTCCAAATACTGCTAGCAGTGGATAAAATACCATTAAAAATTCCTGAAATCGTGCTACCCAAATTATTAAACAAATTTGACCCGGTTGAGACCAGGCCAGACCATAAATTGGAAAGGGTAGAAGTAAAACTTGACCACAGAGACTGAGCCCCTGAAATCAAACTTGAGAAAATATTGGACAAGGCGCTAGTAAAGCTAGACCACAACGACTGTCCAGTTGAGACTACTGAAGACCAAATTTCAGAAAGCCAAGCAGTGAAATTTGACCACGCTGTAGTAGCAGTCGTGACAATATTAGTCCACAATTCAGAAAGCCAAGCGGCGCAAGCATCCCACGTCGACTGAAGCCATTCGGATATAGCCCCCCAGTTCATGATGGCCTGAATGATGAGTGTAATAACGGCAATAGCAGCAACTATTGCCGCTACGACAATTCCAACAGGCGCACCTATTGCTCCTATAGCAATGACTAGCGGTGCTATTGCACCGAGCAGCATCGTTACAGCAGTTGTAACGAGGCCAAGAATCACGATAGTCTGTTGATCAGTTTTGTTTAAGCTCGTAAACCAATTGACAGCAGATTCAAGCATGCCCATCAAAGGTTCTAAAGCTGGTATAACAGTCTCAAGTAGTGTGCCACCTATCTCAGCAAGCCCTTCTTTTGCTTTGTTGGAATAGGTTGTTAGGTCATCGAATGGATCTTTTGTCTCTTCAAATGTTGTTGAGACAGTTCCTGATGAGGATTTAGCTGCTTCAGCTAAATCACTAAAACTAAAGGCCCCACGTTGGATAGCATCTACCATACGTGGTGCAGCCTTGCTCCCAAAAACTTCCGAAGCAATACTCAAAGCTTTTGTTTCACTAGTTGAATTCTGTATTGCATTGACGGTCTCGTTCAATCCATCCGTCAAGGACTTCCCGTCTTTGGCATAGTTTACTGCGGCTTTTGAAAGAGAAGATAAAGCAGCAGAAGAGTCAATCCCGCTTTTTTCAAATCTCCCAATTAATGTTGCTCCCTCTTCAAAAGATAATCCAAGCATCTTAATCTGTGGAGCTCCATCAATGGCTTTTTGAAAGATGGAGTCATAAGATTGACCAGTATCCTGGCCGACCTTTGTTACTGAGTCCAATACTCTCGCTAGATCCTCATTAGATAAACCGTAAGCATCAATTGCTTTCTTGGCATTTATTGCGGAATTTGAAATATCTTCTCCAGTTATTTTCGAATATTTCAATAGGTACTCTGCTGCAACTTTCAAAGTATCACCAGTAAGCCCAAATTGTGTATTTAACTCACCAACTGCATCAGCAGATTCTTGAAATGTAGCCGATGGTAAGGATGTAGCGATTCCTTTTGCAATTTCCTGAAGTCCTAACAAGGCTTCGCCAGTAAGTCCAGTCTTCGTCGTAACAGTATCCATCGCTTCATCGATTTCAGACCATGCATCTACTGTTTTTTTACCAGCATCAACCATTTTTTGACCTAGTTGTCCTGCCTTTTCAGCAACGTTCATCATTACATCGGCTTTTAAGTATCCTGTAGCTTCCTTGATGTTTCCTGTTGCTGAACGGCTCGAATCTCCTAGATTACCCATGGCTTTATCTATCTTTAACACCTCAACTTCTGCTTGCCCAATTTCATTTTGAAGTTGTCGCCATTCCTCTGTTCCGATTTTTTCCTTTCCTAATTCCGCTTGTTTCCGTTTCAACTCCTGGACCTTATCCTTGGCTAATGAAGATTGTTTACCTAATAACCTCATTTTTTCTTCGGACAACTCTACATTTTTAGGATCTAATTCAAGCTTCTGGTTGACGATATCAAGTTCTTTTGCAACATTGTTGATTTCTTTGTTGAGATTTAAAATAGACTTTGGATTTCCTACATCTTCGATATGTTTTTTGGTTGAATCCATTGCTTGGTCAACAACCTTCATCTGTGATTCAACTTTAGAAATTTCAAGTTGAAGCTTATTCCACTGTGCTGACCCAACTTCAGATTCTCCCAGTTCCTTTTGTTGCTTTTTGAGTTCAGCAATTTTCATAGCACCAACACGAGCTTGTTCCTGTAAGTTGAGCAACTTACGATTCAGCAAGTCGACATTGTCTGGATCCATCTTCAATTCTCTGTTGATGTTGTTGAAATCTTTTTTTAGACTAGATAAAGCATTATTGATACCTTTTACAGACCTGTCAAATTCAACAGTATTAGCACCAAATTTGACATATAAGCCTTCAAATGTTTCAGCCATAGATTTCCTCCTTTCAGTTTTAGTCAGACATTACATTTAGTAATTCTGCGTTTGATAAAGTTTTCTTCTCATTTTCATTGATACTCATCTGATGTAGTGTCCCCATCAGATAATTAAAGTGTTGACTTTCTGCCCAAAAAACATCCATCCGATTTTCAAAAATAACCTTATAAATTTTTTCAGAAGTTATGACTTCTGTTGAGGCTTTTTTCTATCTTGAGGAACCTTTGCTCTGCTTCGGTTAAATTCATAAAAGAGGTCTGAGAAAAAACCAATATCGATCAAATCCCCAAACCAAGGAGCAAGTGAGGCTGTTTCAGCAGTCAGCTCATTCTGTACCAAGCGACCATTCTCAACCTCACCGTACAGACAAGGGATAACTTCAGTTAGGAAGTTCATGAAATCTGGCTCCATAAGTAATGGCATTAGTTTGATCTTTTCTTCATCAGTTAAAGCAGATAAACGACCATTTACACCAGTTACAAGGGCAAGCTGCGTGTAAGCTGTGAGTGCTTTTTGGTTGTCATCAAAGAAGTTGCGACCTGTTCGCTGTTCATACATCTTGATAGCTGGTAAAGAGTAAAGAAAGCGCACTGTTTCAGTGTACTCTCTTTCTTCACCATAACTATCAAACGCTGTGAATGATAGTTCTTTTTTAATCATGTTAGCCTCCTGGCACGATGGCTGTTGTTCCTAAAGCTTCATTGATAAAATCAATCAATTTTGTTGGGGTACTTGAAGCGAACAATTTATCAAATTTAGCACGGACAACACCCTTGTCTGTATCGCGCCATACAATTTCTGAAACAGGTTTTTTGTCTGAATCTAGAATGAAATTGTTAGGTGACGCAGTACATGGAATTTCGATTTCTTTTGGTGTAGCAGAGCTTTCATCTGTTGTAGTGCTGCCTTTTGGAGCTGATGCTTTTACATTGGTCCAGATGTGGAACTCTTCAACCTCAGAACCAAACTCGTCTGTAACCGTTTCAGCATATCCCCAAATGAAATTCGCATTCACACCAGTATCAATGAGCGCTGGAGGAGTTGAAGTTGTCAGCTTTTTACCCAAGTGGTCAATCATGAATTGTTTAGGAATTTGATAAGTCGTGATGGATCCCTCAGTTGATTTCTTACCTTGAAGACGAACATGCTCCACATTGTCTGCGTAGTATGCATTTGATTCTTGTGAAGTTTCAAAAGATGTTTTTCGCAATCCTGTAAATGGGTATGGTGTTTTTAGATCGAGTGCGCCAGATTCTGTTTTTGAAATCTTAGCAAAGAATCCCATGGCATTACCATGAGTAACCTCTCGTGTGTCATATTTATAAGTCATTGTGACTCCTTCCTTAATTTGGTCTGATTTTTATTGATTTCATATTATTGAGAAAGATTTCTTTATTTTTGAGATAAGCTGGTCTGATGTGTTCTTGAGGTGCTACAAATCCACCATTTTTTGTTGCGTGACCATTTTCTAACAAGTGAGCAAGCGACTTCTCTTTCCCATTGTTATATACTACAGCGATATCTTCAATGGTCTCGTGAGTCCATCCTTTTTCATATACTCCGTTTCTTCTAGGACTTCCGTCTCTAATGTCTCCAGCGGTGCTTTTTCCTGCTTTTTCTATGATTTCTAAAACTTGATTCTGGATATCGATTTTTAATGTTTTCACATTAACGCTACCACTTCCCACTTGTGAATACCTCGATTCTGTAGGTTGTAAGTAAGTAATCTGTATCAGGCTGTTTTAGATTCAACTGACTAGGTTCACACATAAAATTAGACAACATCAATTCCTCAATGCTGTCTAGTTTCTTCTTGTGATAGTGACTGATTTGAATAGTCACTTTTCTCATGTGTACTGTGTCATCAGCAGTAATACTACTACCCGGAGTTAAACGATAGTAAAGAATAACGTTATCAGGAGAGGACTTCTCCTCACGTTCCATATAGAACACTTTTGATTTTAAAGTGTTTTTTTCTAGGATTTCTTGAATCTCTTTCCTGGTGAAGAACTTCTTAGCCATTATTTCAATTCTCCTAATTCAATTATCGTGTAGTGGCCATCATCAGATTCAGTTCCAACATTTACCTTGTACTCTTTCCCTTTGTACTTCACGTAGTCTAAGGAATCTGTCACATAGTTAGAACGTATCCGAAATCTTGCTGTCAAAACTTGACCATCTGCCAAAGCTTTATCAAGTCTACGTTGGTAGATCTTCTCTTTTTCAGCTTTGACTTTCTTTTCTACAACTTGTTTTTCAAAAACACCTTTTTCGACCTCTGTACGCTCATCATAACAAAGGATGATTGATACTCTAGATGATTTCATGATTTAACTCCGTAAATAGCTTTTAATTGATAGAGAATATTTGTCAATTCTTCATCAATCCAGCTCATTGTTGTTGAGTTTCCTGTCATCAAGGATTTATCAAATCTCTGAACACATCTCAAATGTAACCAATCTAAAATTGTTTCTTTATCATCCTCTTCAATCTCATTCCATTCTGTCAATTCGCTTTCTTTATCGATGCGAGTGATAGGAATGTTGTTTCTCGTTAGATATGAAATCCCACTATTTATGTAGCTTAAAAGTTGAGTGTTGAAGATTTCTTCTTCGACATCAACTTCAACCATTTCTTTAATTTGGTTAAGGATTGTCATTTTAGACTCCCCTTTCTATTTAAAATCAACCTTTTGTGAATTTTACAGCTGATTTGTACTGACCAAGTCGGCCACCAAGTACGCTAGCAAGTTCGATATGACGGCGATTCATCGTTACATCATAATCTTCAAAGCGATCAGCAGAGACATCATCACCAATCATCTTATAAGCCTTGTCAGCAAATGCGATAATTGGATTGGTCGCATCTTCCATCCAGTCATAGACATATACTTGGTAACCAGCAATGACATTTCCTGTTTGTGAAATTGGTGCGAATGGTTGTGGGTCAATGTAGCGTTTTTCGCCATCCTTAACCATTTTAAGTTTACGAGCAATGGTTTTTGAAGTTACCAAAATTGGAGTTGTATTTGCAGCAAGTTTATCAATTCCTTTTACAAGGTTTTCTAAAACAGTACTGTCAAATTCCCCGTCAACACTGATTTCTTGTGTATCAAATAGTTGAGCAAGTGTTTCTTCTGCGATAGATTTAATTTCAGTGATTTTGTCATCATCATCACTATTTTTACCATCGCCGATAACAACAGCACGTTCAACTGCACGGATGAATCCTTGTGCTAATTCATTCATCACATAGTTGAAGTAAGCACCTGTTGTATCCTTCTTCAAGTCAGCATACTCAAAACTGTACTTGATGTAGACAGCAGCAGAGTTGATTGTATAATCGATAAATACAAAAGATTCATCTTTCTTTGTTTTGCCATTCTGATGGCCTTTAGCTTTTGCTTGTTGCGTTTGAAACGAAACACGTACTGCATAACGAGGATCTTTGGTTACATGGTTCAGGATACCGTCGTAATCATTAAATGCATTTTGGATTGCAATCAATACTGGTTCAGGTAAGATTTTGTTAACATCAGTTACACCTTTTTCAACCAGATTTGCTTCCCACGCTTTGCGGGCACTGTTTGAGCTTCCTTCGTTATCCATAAGGATTCGAGCGAAATCAAGTGCAGCTTCTTTTGTTTTTAAGTATTCCATTTGTGTCTTGCCTTTCTGTACTTCCTTGATAGATTTAGCAGCTTTATTGAGATTGTCTTCTTTTTCTTCAATCTCAACATCTAACTTAGAAATTGTGTTCTTGAGTTCCTCTGCTTTGGATACCAATTCTTCTGCATCCGATTTCAACTGTGCAAGTTCTTCTTCTCCAATAGTTGCTGACTTCAATTTCTCTTTGATTGAAGCTTTTTTTAATTTGACCTCAGATAACTCATCTGCATATTTTTGTCGTTCTTCCATCAATTCGACTAGTGTTTTCATTTTTTGCTCCTTTTTTAAATTGTTGCAAGTTTACTCATGATATCTTGCTTCATGCTCGCCTGAGCGATTCGCTTGTCAACCACAGACATATCAAATTCCTTAATATTATCAACGGTTGCTTGAGGATTGGCTGGCACGGTCACGACAGATATTTCAAAGATTTCAACTTCTTTAAAAATCCATCCACCGTAAGGTTGCTTGGCGTCAACTGGCTCATAATCATTAATAAAAAATCCAATGCTCAGACTATCCAGTGCCCCCATCTTCATGAGGTCATAGGTTTTCTTAGCTTCTGGATCACTTAGATTGAATGTTGACCGTGTTCGCAGACCTTTTTCATCTACCGACAGCTCATGCTTACCGATGACACGATTGCGGTCGTGATTTAAGCACATAGGGACGACGGCCTTAGTTTTCAGGGTATTGTCAAAACACCCCTTGGCCATCACATCGCCATCCCTGTCGGTATTGCCATAGGTGGAGGCATAAGCCTCAAAGTGAAAGCCAGCTGACTCTTCCTCAACTGACTTGACGACAAAGGTTTTTAACTTTTCCATAGCCTACCTCCTTTCTTAAAATTTCTGCCAACCGCCCACCCTATTCTTAATTACTTTCGCTCGGCTCGATACGAACTGCATTCAGATTAGTTTCGAACACTTCTCCACCTTCATATCCTGGAAGCCCTAGATAGGTTTCACGGAATTCATTTGAATTCATCAAACCTGCGTATTTAGATTTAAATCCACCTTCAACTAGATCTTTGAATGAAATCATATCAGCCATATCAAAGAAGACCAAGAGCTTGTTTCCTTGTGTCCTTGCCGTCTTCGTGAAATATTTTCTATTAATTTCTTCAGAGAATACACGTTGATATAATTTCATGACACTAGAATAGTAAGCTCTATATTGTTCTTCTGTGTAGTCACAAGTAAACAATTTTTCATTAATCCCATGAGCATGATAAAGTTGAGATTTCAGAAACTCCATTTCTTCTTTAGAAGCGGTTGAGTAATCTTTGTTTAATTCCATAAACTCTTCACCTTGCTCGAGATAAGCAATGCCACCATTTTCAGCAAGTTCCATCATGCTATCAACTCGACTCTTAGCTTGTTTCTTCAAATGTTCATCTGCTGCTTTAGTTGGTAGTTTTAAGAATCCTCTCAACTTTGAATTCCCTCTGCCTAACTTCTCGGTTAACGCATCAAGGTTGATATCAATTAATTCTGTGATTTGGTTGAGTTGACTTGTCACGTTTAATTTAGGATTCTCAAAAACCCAGACATCGCTAAGAGGTAGTTCAATCTCTACATCATCAATCATGATTTCAACTCTCTCTGCAGTCCATGATATTGTTTTCTTTGCAAGCCAAATTTCAATCAGTCGACCATTTTCCCAACGTGGAACAACGACTGCAACACCATCTTTCAGCATAGCTCTTGTTACATTTGCCCAAAATACAACTGGTATTTCAAGAGGATTTGGAGAGAAAGATAAAACATTTGCAAGATCACTATTTTCAAACCACTCCATCTTATCAACTCCTGTCGGATTTCGAGTGATTCTCACATGCTTAAATCGAACTTGTGCAGTATCTGTTGAAATCTTATTGTAGATATTATCTAAGTAAATCGAATTTCTTCTCCAATAATTCAAATTCCTTTGTAAATAGGTCCTTGTGGATTTTCTATTACTTGGTCTGAAAATCCTAGCAAAAACCTCTCTTAGATTATTTATATATTTGTTCATTCTTCACCTCAATCAAAGTAATAACTCAAGTCTTCCTTGAAATTTTCGTAGCAGATAAAAGCATCTAGCTGACTAGCAAATACGTCAATCTTTTCTTTTGCTTTTTCTTTATTTGGAAAAACATTGTTATTCGCATCTATCTTGACACGAACATTTGCGTGGTTCCATGTTGCCACAGGATCGTCAAAGATGATTTTCCCCATCTTAGCTTTTTCTTTATACACTTTTAAAGGATTGGATAAGCTCTTGACCGTTTGTGGAATGTCGTGACATATATCTCCGTAGTAGTCATTAATTAAGCGGATAAGCTCTTTTGCATTCCAGCGGTCATATCCGACTGCAACTGGTAAGATTCTATTCTCACTCATAAACTGCCTTAACTCTTCAAAGATATAAGCTTGGTCATTGTAGTCCAACTCATGAACGTGAAGCTGTCCACTAAGCTCCCACTCAGCGTATTTGTCCCTCAGTTCTTTCGGAAGTCCTTCAATCGTATGACGTGGCATGAATTTCTTGTTCAAATACTGACGCTCTTCGCCACGCACCACCATAAATGAGACCGAACAAATGTCATTGACATCCGACAAGTCAACACCAAGCACACAGCGAGCACTCCGTTCCTCATTTCCGACAAACAAACTCTTATCAAACTTATCTGACCAACCCTTACACTCTTCATTACTGAAGTAAGCAAGATAGTTATTAACAGGGAGATTAAACGTCTTAGCCATCAGCTCAGCCTGTTGTGCTGGATCATTCTTACTCATTTCAATATCCTTGGCAATCGTCTCCTTCTCAGTTGTTATACCAAGTAAAGGCATAGCTTTCTGCCACATATCTGGATTGTGGATTTCAGAAACATCATCCAGCTGATAAATCCAAGGCATGACAGAATCATTGACAATCTTTTCATCAAGGATATCTACCCAGATGTTGTAATACTTATCAAACAGCTTGTCACGTTTCGTTCCATTCGTGGAGATGTACCATGTTATCCAATTCTTACGTTTACGGCTGGAACCATCATTCACAACCTTGATGAAGTCATCATCATAAGTGTGCACCTCATCAAAGATATTGTAGTGAGCATTGGTCCCATCAAGACTTTCATAGTCAGAAGTCTTGATTGACATAAGACTGTTAGTTGTCTCATACAAGATTCCTTGCTTTGTTGACCGTAGTATGTCAGCCTCACGCATATAGTGTAGCAAGCTCTCTTCGTTCGACAACATAGCTCTAGAAGCATTAAACAGATATCCAGCCTGTTCACGACTGTAAGCTAGAAGCTGAATATCAGCACCCCACTCACCGTCAATAATCTGACCAACCTCACCAATAGCAGAACCAAGGGTGGTTTTTCCTGTACCACGAGGTACAATAATAGGCACCTCATGAATGAGACGCCTTTCTTCAAAATCTTTATATTCTTCAAGTGTATCGGGATCTGTTTTTGTAACTTCAACTGTATGATAAAAACCCCACGTTGTTTCTAGCCAGACCTTCTGAGGCAAAGCCAAGCGTAACTTGCCAGCAAGACCTTTAGTATTGCTGCACTCTTCCTCAATGAACTCAATCCGTTTGTCAGCTTCTTCTTGTTTAAAGATGTATTGCTCCTTGTATCTCTCTACTCGTTTAATCGACTTCATCGTAAGTTCACAAACACGAATCTTCCCTGAGTAGACCAGCTGAGCATATTTATCAAAATATCTCATCTCAACCATATCGAGCCAACTTCTCCTGAATCATTTCTTTGAGGCTATCACCCTGTGGACTTTGCTTTTCAATCGTTGACATAATCTGCATGTTTAGCTTTTGATACTTTTCCATTCCATCAAGTAGATACTTATCAGGTAGCTCACCATCATTGATGACTTTATTTATTTCCAGTTGGAAGTTTTCAATCACTTTTTGATTGTGATTGTATTGAGTTTTTAAATTTTTCAAACCTACTGAATCATTGTCATTGATTTCAAGCATTTTTTCTTTTGGAATCAACTTGAAAGTCTTACGAGAGAGTTCAACACGTTCTTCTCTTGTATACTTTTGCCGTTGATTTGCAAGCTTTTCTAACTCTTTAAACTGACTTTTGGTGATATTTGACCGAGTTTCTTCAAATATGCCTAGCTTTTTTCGATACCTTGTGAGGGTAGCACGACTTATTCCTAGCTTTTCTAAAACTTCATTGATTTTCAAAATCATGCTCCTTTCTTGTATCAATTTTCGTCATTTTTGGGGGAGAGGTATATAAGAGGATTGACACCGTTATTATTTTGGGTGTGTGAAAATTTTAAATAGGGGGGATCTTATAAAAATCAAAAATCCAAAAAATAAAAAAATCAAAATAAATTAATATTCCGATTTTCTAAATTTAAATTTATTTTACTTTGAAATGTTTTTGTATTATGACACTCGAGACAAAGTAATTGCAGATTATCTTCGTTGAGAGTAATAGACTCATCTTGATAATTAGTTTCATCAATCTCTATAATATGGTCAACAATGCTCTTGCCATGAATTAAACGTCCACACACATCGCAGCGCATACGCTTTGTAGTTCTGATTCTATTTCTCAGAGTTCTCCAATGTTTCGAGTTGTAGAATTTAATCTGCCAAGTTCTAAACCAGTCAGAGTGTTTTGAATTCCTAGATTTCATAGTTCGACCAACTCACTCCGAAGCTCTCCAGTTACTTTATGTCTGTAGGTTATAATTTTATACAATGGTTTGTCCCAAGCGTTTACTGTACAAATATCAACTAATTCAAATCCATTAAAGCTATATGGATATGCTTTAGGTCTCATGCTTCATCCTCCCTCAAAAAAAGAGAACTCGCACAAAGCTGTTCCCTGAATTTTTCGCATGATACAAATATATCAGATTCATTTTGTCAATTCTATATCTTTTTTTGACAAGATTTATTTTTGAGTTTTGAATTTATGTAAAATATCCCTGTTGAATTAGTTATATCTTATATTTTATCCAATTTTGTTTCACACTCAAAAACTAATACGGACAATGCTTCAGGCCCTATTCAAAATATAAACTAGAAACTTCCTCGTTATGGATAGTTGAAAAAATCAAAAAAATATTAGAGGCTAAAATTACTCATCTTAGTATCAAGTTCATCTTGCCTTACACAAATATAAATTAGTGTGACTGCTGGACTTGAATGATTGAACAGTGACATCAAGTCTGCAATGTTCTTGTACTTCTTGTAGTAATGATAGCCAAATGTTTTTCGCATTGTATGAGTTCCGACATTATCGATGCCTAAGTCTTCAGCAGCTCTTTTAAGAAACCAGTATACCGTCTTATAGCTGAGCGCCTTATTCTTTCCAACACGACTCTGAAATAGATACTCATATAATTCTTTACCTTTGACAAATTCCCTCAATTCATTCTTGAGTGGTCTTGTCATTTTGATGCTCTTATATTTCCCCGTTTTCTGTTCTCTAACTTTAATGTGCCAGCCTTGAACATCTTTAACCTTTAGTTTGAGAATATCGCCAACACGAAAACCTGTGTTGATCCCCAAAAGAAATAACATATAATACTTTTCATTCCAAGATGATAGATAGTCCTTCATGGCTTGAATATCATCCTTGTCTCTTAATGGTTCAACAATATTCATAGTTTTGCTCCTTTCACAAAAAAATAAAGCACTAAGATTTTCTCAGTGCTTTGGATAGTATCAATCTATCATATTCATTTTGTCAATGCTATACATTTTTTTGACAAGTTACATGAACAATAATTTTGCAAGTGTATCAAGAATGACTTCACGTCTTCTGTAAATCTGCTTACTATGTCTGTATAGATACCCAGTGTCACCATTCTCCATGATATGCCAAACTTGAATCCAATCGTATCTAGTGTGTTCTCCCCATCTCAAATGAAAGATTTTTTTATCATCAGGTTCAAGTGCGTCAAGTAGCTTTGAAATTGCTGTTTGAAAGTTTTCCAGTCTTAAAACCATCGGATCGCTTGCGTATGCAATTGCTAGATTCTCAGACCTGTTAACGAATGATCCACTTCCACTTGATCCTGTATCATCAATACCAGGAACAGTTAAGTGTTTCACTTCGTACAATCGTTCTAATTCATGTCTACGCTGACCAATAAGTTTGTCGATCTTCAAGTATTTATCATCGAGTTCAAACTCAAGATAATCTCTCCGTGATTTTGTTAAGTTCTTTTTGCTCAAACCTTACCTCCTCGAAATCTTCGTGACTGCTTCCACTTGATAAGCTTACCATCGTTATTGTTGTTGAAATAATCTGGCAATCTTGCCGTTGGGCTCTCTTTATAGACCACTTTTTCAACGACCTGGACTCCAGGCATCATTTCATCATCTATCCACCCAACAAGCCACGCAGGGTTTACATCATAGGTTTTAGCAATCATTTCAATCTGCTTAATAGATGGATATCCACCTCGCTCATACAAATGAATTGTGTTTTGGGAGACACCTGTATCTCTGGCCATATCTTTGACAGAGATACAGAGGTCCTCTCTAAGTTCTTTCAATCTCACCTTCATCTTGCTCTCCACTTTCTAGTATTAGCTTTTATAAATGTAGCCTGCTTTTGCATCTGCTTCCATTCATAATCCATGATGATTTCAAGTTGATTGTTACAAAGACCTTTTAAGAAATCATTTTGAGCTTCTAGCTTCTCAATATCCTTATAGGCCCTTTCGTACAGTTCATCTTCCAGAAATCTAATGCACTCTGCCATTGCTTCTTGAATGATGATATAAGTTGGTTTCTTGTACTTTGTCATTACAATATTACCTCATCTCCTATTTTAAGAGATTCATAGTTTGTTTGAGTAACTACGAATATTCCGTAATTTTGTACTGTGATAGTGTACATGTCACCAATCTTCTCCTTTTGTAAGACTCTACCTTTGATTTCTGCGCCTTGATTATCGGCTCGATATATAACCATCGGGCGCTTTTCTTCTAGTTTTTTAATGTGGATACTCTGCCAGATATTCAATCCAGCAGACAATAATATCCAGATTGTGATAAAACGTTTCATTCTGTTGCCTCCTTATAAAGCAAATCCATATCAAAACCACTCTCGATAAATCTGTATGTGAGTTCTTTGTTAATTTCCATCCCCAGGCAATGATAGACCACATCTGCATCGATATCTGCACCTAAATATTTTCTCAAGCGGTCGCGATTATCTACATAAAAGTCGATATTTCGCTTTTGTTGTTGATAAGGTCTAGCTTTGGATATATCCCTAGTACACCACATTAGTACCTTTGAAATGACATCATTCTTTGTCAAACAATCTCTTAAAGAAAAGTATGTGTTTGTTTTTGGGATGAGAATAAGTTCTAATTGTCTGTTTATAAATGAGTCGGGAAAATAACTCATAAGCTTTTTCAATTCTTCAAAGACTTCATTATTCATCACTCCACCTCCTCATTTTTTATTGATTCATACGCTCTTTTATAAGCATCCAAATATAGAAATACTATTTCAGACACTTTTTTACCAGCGAATTCAAGAGTCTCATAGTATTCTGAATCTTGTTCACTCAGGAATTCTCGAACAGTATCAGTAATGTGTTTGAATCCATGCCGATCATCGAAATATTCAAATAGTTCATCAAAATAATGTCGATTATTTTCGTCTAAGTCTTCATATCGCTTATTATCAAAGAAATACTCAAGAATAATTTTTTTAGCTTCATCTTCATCATAAACAAAAAGATTTCGACTAGATGCTTTGATTTTTTCAATAAAATATCCAGCGTTGTTTGTGAAATCCTTATAGAAATCTTCCCAACTACCCATATTGTTAAAATTTACCGCAACCAGCTCGCCAAAATCACCTGTGATAGCCAGAGATGAATTTTTCTTATCGAAAACATATCTTAGATTATACATTAGATTATATTCTGGACTGTGATAATCAATGATTGTAATATCATCTAATTCGATTTTTTTAGCAATGTGCTTGTTAAAATAGTGTGCAAATGATTCCATCACTCCACCTCCTCAAAATAACTATGAAATTTACTTAAATTGACAATAGCGACCTCTTCGACAAAATGTCTTTCGATATCAAAGTCTGGATCATTTTTCCCAAACTCTTTCTTTATAGCTTTTTCTGCTAGAAAAGGTAAGTCGAATATACTTGCTCCATTTCTTAAGGCAAGTGGTTGACCGTGTCTGTTTACTACTCGATAACCTACATCAAACGGTCTGATTTTCGCAGGGATTTTTATGCGTTTGTTTTCAGTTTTTATTGCTTGTTCAATGGTTTGTACCATCACTCCACCTCCTCAACTTCAAACAATGGACTATTAAACACTTCACTAAAACCAGCATCTTCTAGTTCTTTGCGGGTGTGCTTTGTTTTATAAAGTGAGTTTTCTTCCCGATCAGAAAAAAGCCATTTTTTCGAATGTTTTTCGCAGTTCAAAGTTTCGTGATTTCCGCAAACGCCTTTCACTTTCACCAAATACCGCTTCTCTTCCTCGTTTGTGTAGCCGTCAAGCCATGAGCGAGCAACTTTGTTGTAAGCATCCTGTTCATTCATCAACCACTCATTGTATTGTTTGTTGAAGTTTTTTTCTCTAAGCGCATCATATAACGTAGCGTTCTGTCCCTTGTAATACTCGATAATTTCCGCCACAAACTGCGGAACCTTTACTTGATTCAACTCACGTCGAATCTTATCAGCATCCTTCAATTGATTACCAACCCATGCTCCCTCAAATTTTCCTTGCTCGTAGCCTTCACGCCATTTTGCATGACTGAAATCTTGTTCAAATTCACCAATGATAGCCTTTAGCCAAACTTCACGATCATGCAATGGCAGTTCTCGTAAGCGAGCTAGTACGTTCTTAACATAACGAGGCGCTTCGTCTGCGCGACCTGCTTCGGGTTCGTTTAGTTTAGAAATAAGCTCTATTACCGCGTCTATCTCAATATATTCTACTTTGTTGCCAAAAATATTTTTTAAACCTCCTATCCGTTCAATCAATTCCTGTTTATTCATCTTAGCTTCCTCCATAAATCAAATAAACTGCAATAACTACCTGAGACATTCCTGGCGAATAGGCAATCCATTCATCAAATTCCTTAGATTTTGGCAACCAATCCTTAGTAGCGCCCAAATCATAGTCTGTAGGTTTCTCATCTGCGAAGATACAATCCATCACTCCTATAAACGTCATTCCATCTTCCGCCATTTCCCAGAAATAGTCCGCCCGGTCTTTCACTGCTTGTGGTAAATCTTGTTTGGGAGGCTTGGGCTTCCCGTCTTCTACCGACCAGCCGTATACTCCATTAACTTTTTTCTTTAATTCTTCCATCATCTTCTAACTCCTTGTCCCTTTACGCTGCTTTTTGTACTAATTTCGTTTGCTTCATCCATTCCTTAGCTATGTCCCATACTTCAGCTGGTACATCTTGGTTATACTTGCCACGAAATTGGGCTATTTTCCCCTGTCTTACTTCGAGTGTGTACAGAGGTGTTTTAGGTTGGTTTGATAAACGGACAAACACTATTAAGGTATCTCCTTTAAAATGCTTGTCTGTATATGAGCTTACGCAGTGATGTAGCTTTTTGCCCTCGTAGATCAGCTCGGCCACTTTTCTAGGGACATGGAATGCGTATCCCTGGATGGTCTTATCCATTCCTTCTCTGAGTTTGAATTCAGCTTCAAGCTGCTTGCGTTTTTTCTTGTCTTCCAGCCTACGCTTTTCTGCTAAGAATTGATTGTATAGACCGCAGGTATGTTGATGCATACAAAAAAAATCTTTTGGCACGAGCATTGCATCACCTTCAGGCTCAATGCCCATTTCTCGTAGCATTGTGAGATAGTCAAGATATTCATTGAAGTCAATATGATTCTTGATAACCCAATTCTGAAACTTATTGATCCCTACACCTTTCGGTATATGCTTGATGTCATGGTAAGTCAGATAAGATTCAATGCCAGGTACTAGCTGGCCGTTCCGCTCTTTTAATCGACGACTCAACTCAAATTCATTAAAACTACGATTTGAATTCTTGAAAAATTGTTTATTCTTCTGAAGCCATCTGCGATTTAAAGTTCGCATATCTACGTTTTTGGTGAATCCAGTGTAACCTGGATACATGATTTCGTTGGCCAATTTGTAAGCATGGATTTTTTGAGCAAATTCAATTTCAAACTTGTATTTGTAAAGCCGTTCGATTTCCCAATAAGCGATATTCCCAAACTTCAAATATTTGAGTTCAGATACTTTTTTAAGTTTTTCAATCCAGTTATTCGGATAGAATTTATTACCTGTATAATATCCACCACTAAAAAAATTACCAAATAGATACGGATAAAATTGCTCGTTGTAATCTTGCCCAATCTTCACATGTTTATCGTTTTCAAATCGCTCCAAATTTGTAAATTGCCAATCGATAAACTGTTTTCCTTCAACCAACTCCGACCTAAATTCATAAGATTGGATCTCAATGCGCTTTGAGGTGCTGAGAATGATTGAAAAGAAGTAGGTCTTGTCGTAAAAAGAGAGTCGTGACGATTTCGTCAATCGTTTTTCAATACAATAGCCAAGGTCCAAGTCTGAAGCAATTATGGTTTTATCCTTATTGCTCCATTTGTACGTTGTAATTTGCGAATAACACCATCTCCAAAAATCTGCAGGTGGTTTTAAGCGTCTGTCAGCTTCTCGCTTACATTGTTCATGTTTCATTCATCTAAGAAATCGAAAATGCTCATTTGCTTTTCGACTACTCCTTTCTCTTTCTTAATTTTAGGTTTCATGATGATATCATCATCTGGACCAGCGCCTTTCCTAATTTTGGAGATATCAACCTTTTCTTCAGGAGAACTCTGAGATTTGTCTTCCTTTTTCTTCTTGACGGGCTCAACAGGCACCTGCTTGATGTTAGATACTTGTGAATTTGAGATAAAATATTCTCGAACCCATCTGAAGACAGTAGCATCATCGATACAAGCGACTCCGTTTTCAGCAAATTTACGGGCTTTTTCTTTAGCATGGCTTAAAGCACATTTCAGAGAGTATCGCTCTTTTAAGATTCCTTTAAATAATTCCTCATCTTCCTGATCGCATATCCAGTTATGAACACGGTCAAGTGCAGCATCATGTGGTTGATTTAATTCCTCTAGCAACTTAGCCAAGGCTTTTTCTTTAATTTCATTCATATCTAAAAATACTCTTTCCTTTTATTTTTCAGGTCATTAAAAACCATCAGATGATCATTGTCTACGCCCTTCATCAATCGACTCATAAACGGTCGACCATATCGCTTCTGAATTTCTTGCGCTGTCAGATTGGTCGTGATAACCGTATTAGCCCTTTTATTAAGAATGTTGTAAAGAATACTGAAGGACCACTCGCTGTCCTTTTCCATACCAAGATCATCCAAAACTAAAAACTTTGCACTAGCAATTTTATTGACCAGGAACTCTTCCTGACTAAAGTCCGCCTTGATTTTCATCAGCAAGTCAGTAACATTGATAAAGATAGCAATTTCCTTTGTTGCATCGGATAACTTTTTCATCATCGCAAAGGCAAGATGGCTTTTACCCGTTCCAGCTTCTCCTTGAAAAACAACATTGTTTCTGGCACCTTCAGACCACTCAGTACAAATCCTCTTTGCAAAAGCTAGCTTTTCCGCTTCTTTTTCAGTCGGAGTGTCGAAGTTGTCAAGAGTGGCATTCTTCAGCACATCATCATAGAGAGAGAATTTCTCAAGATAAAACCTCCGCTCTCGCTCATGCTCTGCATCAGCCAGCTCATCAACCTTCAATTGATTCTCTGCATGGATCCGTTCTGATTCACATAAGCGACAGAGGACATCATTGGTCCGAAGGATTTTAATCAATGGAATGCCGTGCTTGTCGCAAATTTCATCCTGCTGTTCAGTGTTCCTGAGGTAAGACAAAGCCGTTTCCTCCAGTGCATTAGTTACCATGATACCTTACCTCCGCAAGCCTGCCAGCTGGCCATATCTGACAAGCAAGCAGTAACAGTAGAAAGAGGTTGTTTTACAAGAAGTGACTTCTTTTCATCGCTTATCGGATAAAATTCATCTTCAAATTGCTCGATAAGTTCTAAAATCCCCATTCGTCCTTAGCCCCCTGTTCTGATTGATTCCCACGAGAAGTAGTAAATCCCTTTGACTTGTTAAAGTTTGATTGCTCTTCTTCTTGTTGTACAGTAGTCTTGATACCATTTTGCGCCCAATTCTTCAAAATACTATTTACATATCCAAAACTTCGTTTTGAATTGTCAGCAGCCTTATCAATCGCAAGTTTTACCAATTCATACTCCATGTGATCAAATCTAATATAGTCAATTAGTTGTTCAAATTGTTTGCCATCAAGTACGCCTATGCGAGATTGATAATATTCAGCAATAGTAGTAGGATAATTGTCCTTTTCAGAATCTATCTCTTCTATATCTCTATTCTCTTTTATATCTCTTTTCTCTATCTCTATCTCTGGTGCCCGTTCGTCCGACATTTGTCCGGACAAATGTCCCAAAAATTTTTGACCTTTTTCTAAAGCGATTTTTCGTCTATATTCTCGCTTTCTATCAGCTTCGGTATTTGATGAACCAATAAAATTTTGGATGTCAAGCATGTAGATGGCCCCATTATCCAAAACCTCAATCAATCCCATCTCTTTAAATATCCCGACCGACTTTTCAATGACTGCAACTGGTTGTCTAGTAATTGTTGATAGCATCTGTGCATTATAAGGTATGCGGTCATTAAACATTAATTTACCATTGTTTTTAAGGCTTCTAAGATAAAGTTTTAGTAGAATGTTAGAATAAAGTATCCCGTCTGGCATGCTTTCAAGGATTGCTATATCATCATTATCAAAAAAATTGTCTCGCAATTTTAAGTAATAATATTTTTTATTATCAGACATATACTCCTCCAATCTACACTAGATTTTTGCTCTCCACTTCCTACTATTAGCTCGATATTGCTTCTTCATGTCTTCAAAAATCAAATGGCTGTTCAGTTCCATTTTTTTGAGTTTTAATAAACAATGTTTTTTATCCAGTTCATGATAGTCTTTTGCAAGTTTTTCGTAGTCATTAAGGTATTTTTTGATTAACGTTAATTTTTCAACATTATTGTTAAAGAATGTTGCTTCATGCCTTGATAATGGTTTTAGTTTTTCTTCGGCAAGTTCTTTGTTAATTTGGATTGTATTCTCAACCCATTTAATTAATGTATTGAAATCTGTTGTCACTGACCAAGCTCCTTATTTTTGTTTTTCAAGAGTCCCACAGGCGGTTCTACATCATATGTAAATTGTTTGTCTGAATTTCTCAGGTTAATCCGCGCGACTTTGTTAGCTATTCGCTGGCGCTCTTTCTGCTTCATTTCAGCGTGGTCATCTAGTTTATTTACTAGCGCCCACAGGATGATTCCTACGATTGTTACCAAGTAAATGTACTCCATCATTTTATTTTCTCCTTCTCCTTATAAATTTCTACAATTTTCTCAAGGTCAGCATTCCGCTGACGTAAAACTTTGTTTTCTTCTTGAGCAGCTATCAAGTCACGATTAAGATCTACGGCGACTACTTTCCAGTCAATATTGATTTCCTCCATTTTTCTTGAAAAACAAGCAAGTACATTTTGTATAAAATCCATTGTCCTTTTATCCTCTTTTTGTGCTATAATATAGTCAAATAATTTTGCTAAGACCTTGTCCAGAAGCCTTTTAGTAAAGTTATTATATTTGATTTGAGAGCCATTCTTTGATGGCTCTTTTTGACCATCTCTTACCAGGTAGTTCCTTTGGAAATCCCTGCATGTAACGATAATTATTTGAAAAAGTATCATAGTTGATGCCTAGAAAAGAACAGGTGGTTCCTACATCCATCAATTCAGGATAGTGGTCACTATCTTTTTCTATTTCAACCAACCTTGTGATCGTGTCCTTGATAATGGATTTGATCCAGTCCGTTAATGAAAGTAGAACATTGTCCATCTTCTTCCCCTCCTACACTTCGTCAAATGAGTTCAATTTCATGATTTTCATCTTGGTATTGGTGCTTGGTTCCCATGTCATCCAATAGGCCAAGGCTGCATCTGCAAATTTTTTCGGTAGCAAGTCATAGCGACTAATATTGAAGTGGTCTTTAAAGTCAATCTCAGCTTGTCTAAATACTGACTGCGCAAAAATCTTATCCGCATAAGCAGGACTATCAATCCCACCCAAACAAGCCACGACACGAGCCTTACGCTTCTTCAGTAGCGACTGAGCATAACTCGGATGAATCGGTTGCTCACTCTTGAGGTAGTCGATATCTTCAATCATACTAGCTTGTTGCTCACGCAATTTCTTCTGTCCAGTAAAGAGAGCGATAAAGGCATCCTCGTCCAAATCCTCACGGATGAATCCGCCCTGCTTACGAATAGCTGGTAAGACCTCTGAAGTCACCCAACGTTTAAACTCTTTCGCTTGAGGTAATTTGCTGGATAAGATAAGAGAGTAGAGCCCAGATTCATTGATGATGATAGTTTCTTGAACCCTTCCTAAATTATCTGTGAGGCCCTGTTTTAGGGCGTCATCTTCATCAACATGAAGAGCAATCGCATTTCTAGCCTTGCTATATCCTAGGATGTCTGCAACATCTTTCCCAACGAACCAAGGCTCGTCATTAATTGTCAAAGTACGGACTTCTTGCCCGTGAAAGTTAAAAATTTCGTTCATAATATTCCTCTTCTTACTTTTCCTAGTGTTAAAATAGTTTCCCAAACATCTAGTCCCTCAAGACTATCGATCATCAGCTGACTAAGTTGGTGATTTTTCTTCTGCCAATTCTGTATTATTTTTACCTGCATGTATGGACCTCTCAGTGATTTCTCCAAGGGTTTTCAATACCCAAAATATCTACGACTTTTTCTTTCACATAATCACTTCCTTTCCCATACTTCAGAAGCTCTGAAATAACTGATGGTGCGACAAATACTTGTTTTGCTAACTCAGCTTGAGTCATATCAAGCTCAATCAAACGACTTTTGATTTTAGCCTTGATTATCTTTAGTTCTTTACTCATTTTCTTCCTTTCTATATTTCTCTGCTTCTTTTGAAATTTTCAAAAGCATTGAAAGTCCCCCAACTACTCCATCTAGATACCCTCGCCCATAATCTGTCGCTAAGAGTTCCAATAATTCTTTCAGGTTTTCTTCGTTCATACCTGACCTCCTTTTTAAAAAAATATCTAAAAAGTTAGCGAATTTCTTGACATTGATAAATAAATTTATTAAAATCAAAACATAGAGAAAAGACCTACTAAAAAGTAAGGTTCTACCTAGAAAACGGACGCCAATCAGTTTCATTAGGCTTTATTTTTTAGTTGTCTTGTTCGCTAACTCTTTAGCTTACAAAAACTATTGTAGTAAATTTACTAAACTTTGTCAACGGTTTTGTAGTAAATTTATTAAATATTTTTTGTCATGCCTTAGAAAGGTTGATGTATCAATGTTTTTCACATTTGAAAAAATAAAAGAATTGGCTGACAAACAAGGTATTTCATTAAATAAACTTGAAGAAAAACTAGGTTTTAGCAGAAATACAATTTATAACATGAAGAAATCCACACCAAATGTTGAACGAGTTTCAATGATTGCTGACTACTTCAACGTGTCCACAGATTATTTACTTGGTCGCACGGATAATCCTGCTATTGCCGGGGATCCAAAAGAGTACACATGGCAAGGGAAGACCCTAAACGTTGAAGAAATGGCATCTAATGTCATGATGTTTGGCGGTCGGGAATTAACAGATGAAAAGAAGAAAATCATCCAGTCGATCATTGAAGGTTATCTCAAAGAAGCTGGTGATTAGAGGTATTGCTTAGTGACTGAAAAAGAAATTATAAGTCATTTTCAGATTCGTATTATCGATTTTGATGGAGATTTGATGCCTGATGAACTTGGATTTTACGAAAAAGAAACCAATACAGCTTTCCTGTCGAGTAAACTCAGCAAAAAAGAGAGAGTTAAGGTGCTTCTACACGAACTCGGCCACAAGGACCACACACGCTCAGAGTATCAGAATGCTCGCCTACGCTGTGAAAACGAAGCTGATAGGAATATGATCCATCATCTCGTAAAAGACGCGATAGAAAGCTTAGACGACCCTACAGAGTTTGACTATCTCAAATTCATGTCTTATTACAATCTTAAAACCGTGACAAATGAAATCATGGTAAAAGAGGAATATTATAATTTATCAAATATAGTTTAAGGAGAAGTTATGAACAAGGAAAAAAGTTCTAATTCTAAGCCTTTTTATAAAAAAGTCTGGTTTTGGATATTGGTAGCTATCTTAGCTATCGGTGGTTCAAATGCTCTTACAAAGCAAACATCAAGCAAAGCAGACGAAGAAAAAGCAAGTGCGCTTAAAACAGCTCAAGAACTTGTCGAAAGTAAGGCGTCATTTTCTGAAAAAACACTTCTTTGGTATTTAACAGAAAGTGCGAGCCACAAATATTCAAAGAAAGCTGCTCAGTATGCTGTTGAGAATGTTGGTGATGTTTGGGTTAATGAAGCGCTCGATATTGCAAAAGAAGAAAGAAGTGAAGGCAAGACTGACCAAGAAATACTTAAAAGTTTGACAGATAAAGATGCTCAGTTTACTGAAGAACAGGCCCTGAAAGCTATTGAAAAATTAAATGAATAAAAAAAGCCCCACAATCTCCCTCGCCGAAGTTTGATTGTGAAGCTTACCCTTATAAAAAATCAGCCATTAAAAAGGCCTCTTTTCTATACCCTATTTTACACCATGAAAGGGGTGATGTCAATATTCTCAATGTTTAGACCTTGTCCAGAAGCCGATAAACAAGGAGAATACAATGAAATATAATAAAACAAAATACCCAAATATCTATTACTATGAGACTGCTAAAGGAAAGCGTTACTATGTCAGACGTTCTTTTTTCTTCCGAGGTAAAAAAAGAGAGAAAAGTAAAAGTGGTTTCACAACTCTCCCTCAAGCTCGTGCAGCCTTGGTAGAGCTTGAGCAACAAATCCAAGACCTGGAATTAGGTATCAATACGAATCTAACACTCGATCAGTATTGGGATATTTATTCTGAAAAGAGATTGTCAACAGGGCGCTGGAATGACACTTCCTACTACCTCAATGACAATCTCTACAAGAACCACATCAAGCCAAAGTTTGGTTCTACCTTGCTTAAAAATTTGGATAGAAATGAGTATGAACTCTTTATCGCTGAGAAGTTGCAGAACCATACCAGATACACTGTTCAGACCCTTAATTCCAGCTTCATGGCATTGCTGAATGATGCCGTGAAAAATGGGAATCTGCTCTCAAATCGCTTGAAAGGTGTTTTCATCGGCCAAAGTGATATTCCTGCCGCTAACAAGAAAGTGACTCTCAAAGAGTTCAAGACTTGGATAGCAAAGGCAGAAGAGATTATGCCAAAACAATTCTACGCTCTGACCTATCTTACCATTTTTGGACTGAGAAGAGGAGAAGTTTTTGGTTTGCGTCCAATGGACATCACTCAGAACGACAGTGGACGGGCTATACTGCATCTTAGAGATAGTCGAAGCAACCAGACCTTGAAAGGGAAAGGAGGGCTTAAAACGAAAGATTCAGAGCGCTACGTCTGCCTAGATGATATCGGAACAGACCTTATTTATTATCTGATAGCTGAAGCTTCTAAGATTAAGCGAAAGTTAGGAATTATCAAGG